CGCGTCCGTCACGCGTCCCGCGGTCCACCGCGGCGTCGCGTGACGACCACAGCCCCGGTACCCGCTACACTCGTCGTCGGCCCGGCGCTCGCGTCGGACCAGGTGCCGCAGGACCGCTCCCTCCGGGGAACGGCCGGACCGGCACCGCGGTGGCTATAGCTCAGTAGGTAGAGCACCTGGTTGTGGTCCAGGGGGTCGCGGGTTCAAGTCCCGTTAGCCACCCCATAGCAGTAGGCTCCTGACCTGGGAGAACGTCCACGGGGATCGAACATTGATCCCCGTGGACACACCCCGAGGACACACGGAAGCCTGCAGGAGGCCGCAATGGCACCCAATCCGCAGCCGTACCGGGCCAAAGGCGGCGCCATCTCCTGGCATGTCCGCTTCCGTGTCCGCGGGCACGCGAACCCCGTCAAGGAGACGTTCGGCCCGTTCGACAACGATCCTGACGGGGAGCGCGCGTACCGCGAGGCGCGGAAGTTCGCGGACCTCGTCGAGTCCGCCGGCGGTGACGCGGCGCGCGCGACCCGCCGTCAGGGCGAGGACAGCGCCCGCACGATGCCGACGCTGCGCACGTGGTTCGACAAGCACCTCGAGGCGGTCGCGTCCTACGCGGCGGGCGGCACGGTCTACGGGTACTACCGGGAGGCTGAGCGCACGTGGCTGCCGCACCTCGGCGGCCTCGCGCTCGACGCCATCACCCGCGACTCGGTCACTCGGTGGGTCGCCTGGCAGCGCGAGCAGGAGACGTCGCGCTCGGTGAAGGCGCGGGAGAAGGCGCGCGATGCTGGCCTCCCGGAGCCGCCCAAGGTGCTGGTGTCCCAGAAGACCCTCAGGAACGCGCACGGGCTGCTGTCGTCCGTGCTGCAGGCAGCCGTCGAGGCCGAGCTCATCCCGCGCAACGTCGCCAAGGGCATGTCGCTCCCGTCGGACGAGGAAGAGCACGAGATGGAGGTCTTCACCGCCGACGAGTGGGACCGGATGTACGACGCCCTGCCCGAGCACTGGCGGCCTCTCGCGCTCTTCCTGCTCGTGATCGGGGCGCGCATCGGTGAGGCGTCGGCCGTCATGGTGAAGGACATCGACCTCGGCGCGGGCACGGTGCGCCTGCGGCGGGCATGGAAGAAGGGTGAGCGGGACTCGCGCTACCTCGGCACCACGAAGACCCGCCGTGGGGTGCGGACGGTCGTCATGGGGCCCGCCCTGACGGAGGCTCTGCGCCCGCTCGCCGAGGGCAGGGAGGCTGACGCGCTCGTCTTCACGGCGCCTGAGGGTGGCAGGGTGTACGCCCAGCACTTCCGGAACAGGGTGTGGCAGCCGGCGCTCAAGCGGGCGGGCATCACGAAGCATGTGACGCCGCACGGTCTGCGGCACACGTCCGCGTCGTGGCTCCTGGGCAAGGGTGTGGCTCCTCAGGTGGTGCAGCACCGGCTCGGGCATGAGTCGCTGTCGACGACGTCGAAGGTCTACGCGCATCTGCTGACCGACGCGCAGCTTGCGGCGGTCGAGGTCATGGACCAGGCGACGCGGCGACAGATCGCGCCGTGAGCGGGGGTGGGTGAGGGTCGGTTCTTCACCCGGTCGCGTACTGGCGCACCTCCTAAACTAGGAGGTAGAGTGAGTGTCACGAGGTCAGGGGAACAGCCCCAGACCACCGGGCCAGACGGAGGCCATCATGCGCAGCACCAAGTTCTTCAACGTCGTCGAGCTCCAGTCCTACACCGACGCGCAGGTCGAGTTCATCGCCTCCGTCGAGGGTGACTACACCGACGAGGACCGCAGCCTCGCGTCTATCAAGGCGGACTACCCCGAGGAGATGGCCGCCCGCGCCTGACCCCAACGACACGACGCCCCGCCCCTCGCCACGAGGGGCGGGGCGCTCGACTACCAGGAGGACGACATGGACGAGGGCGAGCAGAAGCGCCGCATGGACCCGGGCGAGTTGCAGACGATCCGTGAGGCGCTGGGCCTGACGGGAGACCACCTGGCGGCGATGCTGTCGGTCAACCCGCGGACGCTGCGGGCGTGGGAGGCGGGCCGGGAGCCGATCCCGCGGCGCGTCGGCGGGGAGGTCGAGGTCATCGAGGAGTACACGAGGGGCGCTGTCGAGGAGGTCGTCGCGGCGCTGCAGGACGCTTCCGACGTGGCTGTGCTGGTGTACCGCACCGATGAGGAGATGCATGCGGCACGGCCGGACATGTCCCACCTGCCTGCCCGGTGGTGGCGGCACGTCGTCTACCGGGCTGCCGAGCGTGTCCCGGGCGTCGAGATCGTGAGCGCGGCGTCCGATGCCTGAGGCTCGAGCGTCCCGCATCGACCCGGACACCCGCGCGGTCGTCGTCACCACAGTCGCCCTCGTCGGCACTCTCGGCGCTGTCTCCTTCGCCGTCTCCTTCGCCGGCCTGGTCGCGGTCGCTGAGTGGGCCGAGCTGCCCCGGTGGCTGCGGTGGGCGGTCCCCGTGTTCGTGGATGGCGCACTCCTGGCCTACACCCTGGCGATCCTGGTGCAGCGCGCGCGGGGTGAGAGCACGCGGTTCTCGTGGGCCGCGCTCGGGACGTTCACCCTCGTGTCGGTCGGGGCGAACGCCGCGCACGTCCTCGGCACGGGCGACGTCCAGGACTGGCGCACCCTCGTCGGTGCCGGCCTGGCTGCCCTCGCGCCCCTGGGTGTCCTGGCTGCGACTCACACGGTGGCGGATCTGGCTATCGCGCGTCCCGGGGTGGTCCAGGTGTGGGACGAGCCGGGACAGCAGGTGGATCAGGTGGCTGAGGCGCGGCGGCTGCGGGAGGTCGAGGGGTTGTCACATCGGGCGATTGCGGCCACTCTCGGCGTCAGCAAGTCGACCGTGGCCCGCTGGGTGGCTCATGCCGGGGCGGTCGAGGTGGCGTGAGGAGCCAGCCGTGAGTGACGAGAAGAAGCCGAGCCGGATGGACGAGTTTCTGCGGATCGTCGGCGCGGTGGCGCTGCTGTACGGCGGGATGTACGCGCTCTCGCAGTGTGGTGGTCCGGCGGCGCAGGGCTGCTCCTACAGTGATGGGCTCACAGGGGCTGAGTGCTAGCCCCGCCGCACATCCCCAGCCCTCACCCACACCACCCGCGGGTGTAGCCGCTGCTCCCTGGTGGCGACGCGCACGAGGTCCCGGGTCCACTCGAGCGCGAGGCCGTCGATCCATTCGTCGCCGCTGGTCCACTCGATGCGCACGTGCACGGGGATGGGGTGGTCGACGTCGCGGTGGTCGCCTGGTGGCACGGGGAGCACGTTGGGTGGGTGCTCGACGCCTTCGAGGGCTGGGCGGGTGTTGTCCATGGGGCCAGTGTGCGGGCATGACGAAACGCCCCTCCCGACCCGGCGTGGGTCAGGAGGGGCGTTCGTGGTGGTGGGTTAGGCCACGATCATGAGTTCGACGTCGTCCATGTCGATGACCTCGCCGGTGGTGATGGCCGCGTTCGTGTCGACGTAGCAGCCGACGCGGGCCGTGGTCTTGCCCGCAGACACAACCCCCTCGATCTCGATGCGCTGCCACCCACCGGTGGCGATCTGCTTGGCCCCGATGATCTGCAGGCTGGGCGACCCTGTGTTGAGGGTGGGGTAGATCACGCGGCCGGGGAGCGCCTTGACCCATGCGACGCCGCGCACGACCACCCCACCGGTGACCGCGCCAGTCGTGGTGATGACGCCGTACCCGCTACCCCCGGTCCCGCTGTAGGTCCCACGCAACACGTAGGAGCCGCTGTGTGCGGCGGCCCCGACGTTCGGTCGTGTCAAGGTCGCGTTGAGGGAGGTTGCCCCGGTTGTCGTGGTCTCGAACGAGGGGTCACTCAGGAGGTTGGTCGGGGTTGCGGTGGTGATGTTGTCGCGGATGTCGGCGCTGTTGTCGACGGCCTGCTCGTTGAGCAGGCCGCCGGCGACGTTCTCCACGAAGCGGTTCCCCGTGATGCGGGGGCGACCAGAGGCGTACTCGGCGGCGCCCGCGAGGGCGAGCCCGTAGCCTGCGTTGCGCCGCGCGACATTGTCGACCACCCGGAGGCGACCCGTAGACGCGGCGAGCCTGACCCCGTCACCGGCGTTCCCGAGGATCTCGTTCCCGACGACACTGAGGTCGACCGCGGCGACATCGAGCCGGATGCCGGCACCGGCGTTGTTCTTGATCTTGCACCCCTTGACGGTGATGCCAGTGCCCACGAGTGCACCCGTGGGAGCCCACACACCAGGGCCAGCGTTGTCGAAGATCAGCACGTCGGAGAGCGTCAGGCCGCCCTCAGCGACATCCCGCAGGATGACACCGCCTCCGGCCTGTGCACCGTTGCCTGAGATCGTCCCGCCCGAGATGAGCACGTCCTTGCCGCCACCCTTGGACGCGCCGGTGCCGCGCAGGATCACGCCCGCGTACTCGTTGTCCACGAAGTGGCAGCCCGTGTACGTGGACCCGTTGCCGCCGGCCTCGAACAGGCCGTGCCAGTTCCGCTTGCCGATGCACCCGACCATCGAGAAGCCGCGCGAGCTGTACAGCGCCTCAGGTCGGTTCAGGTGCTCGATGAAGAACCCGTGGGAGTAGTTGTTGAACGACAGGCAGTTGATGAGCGTGACGGACTCGTTGGGTGCGCCGCCGTTGCCGATGCCGAAGCCCGCGCCTGTGCCGTTGCGGTTCGGGGGGACGCCGCGACCGGCGTTCGACGCGACGCAGTCCACGAGGACCGAGTCTTCGAGGAAGTCGCACCCGAAGCCGGTGGCCCACGAGTTGTGAATGTGGACCCTCTCCCAGCGGGCGCGGCGCATGTGCTGGATGAACATGCCCTTCATGGCGTGGTTGTAGCCGCCACTACTCTGGTTCGCGCAGTCCACCGTGAAGCCGGTGAACACCAGGTCGTCGTGGTACTGGCCCTCGACCCACTCGTCTCCGGTGAACCCGTGCAGGAAGGCTGTGTTGCCGAAGGGCAGGAACGTGGTCTGTGCGGGCCCCTGCCCAACGATCCCCACGCCGGACTTGTAGAGCACGTTGATGTCGGTGGCCTTGAATCGCCCCGCGGGGAAACTGACCTGGTACGGCAGCTTCCGGCCGAGCGTGGGTGTCTGTGCGGCGTACTCGACGGCGAGCGTGTCCCATGCCCGCTGCAGGATCGCGCTCATGTCGACCTGCCCGGTGGGGTCGAGCGTCTCTCCGGGGAGAAGGAAGCCCCGGATGTCTCGCACCAGGGTGGTGGGCGCGAACGAGTCGCGCGCGACACCCAGGCTCACAGCGTCGTCGTCATCCACGGGCGCCGCGGTCTTGAGCGTGCCCGCGCCGGTGCGCCGCGCCACGGTCTGCGGCTCGGGGGCGACGGTGGCCTGGCCGATGGACGCCAGCGCCGCCTCAGCAGCCTCAGCCGCAGCCCGCGCCGCCACCACGTCCGCACCCCACGAGTCCGGCACCGACACCGCGTCACCCGCGACCGTGGACGCCGGGACCGTGGTGTCGAGGTCCAGCACGCCATCACCCTCGGGCAGGACGAAAGGACCGATGGTGAAGGGGACGCCGATCGACCGCCCGGCCTCGTCGAGGTAGCGGACCTGCGCGATGTACCGGTGGCTGTACGCACCCTCCGCCGACACATCGAGGATCGCGCCGCTGCGGCCGTCCTTCCAGCCCTGGACGTCAGTGCGCGGCAGAGTCAGCACCACCTCGCTGCCAGGCTCAGACGTCGACTGCGTGCCCACGTTCTCGAACCGGTAGCCAGTCGCCGCCCACACCAGCGGACGGCTCGCGGTCACGGTCACCTGCACCCGCAGCAGGGCCGCCGACTCAAGGACAGTCGCACCCCCCACGGACACCGACCGCACAGGGACATAAGAGGGGAGGGGCATCTTGACTCCTCAGTCGGTGGTGCCGGGGGGTGTGCGGGGGTGACTCAGCGGGCGTGCTTGCCCACAGCGATCTCGTTCGCCAGCGACGGGCCGTCACTGCGAGTGATCGCGTCCGAGCCGATCGACGTCAGCAGCGACAGGACGAAGCCGCCGGCAGCGAAACCACCGACCTCGGGCCACGCGACCGCCAGGACGTTGAGCTGGTCGGCACCGAGGACGAGGATCGCGGCCTGGGCGGCGGACTTCACGGCACGCTCGAGCGAAGCGATCCAGAAGCGGCGAGTGAACACGGACATGGGGTCTCCTCAGAGGTCGTCGGCGATGCTCGCCGGGGGGATAGGAGGCGCCGGGATCCCATCCGGCATGTGCCGGGTGATCCACATCGTCAGGCGCCGCACATGCTCGATCGCCGACCAGTACCGCGACCGCCACGTCTGGATCTCCTCATCCATCTGCGCGATCTTGCGGTCCTGCGCGTCGAGGCGTTCGTCCTGCTTGCCCAGCCGCTCGAGCAGCGGCTTGATCTGCGTCTCGTGGAGCGCCTGCACCAGGCGGTCCCACTCCTCGGTGTTTGCCGCACGCAGGACGGCAGCACCCTCGTCGTGGTCGCGGCGATTCTGAGCACGAGCCCGGAAGATCAGGACCAGGCCACCGCTACCCACGATCGCGCCCAGGGTGCCGCTGATCGCCGACAGCCACTGGATTGCGCTCACAGCGCCCCTCCCTGGCTGTGCACCGCCCGGTGGTACCGGTAGAGCCGCACCATCAGGACGCCCGCGCGGATCAGAGACGCGACCCCGACAGCGCCGATGATCGCCGCCACCAGGGCCACACCCACCGTGTCCGAGTGCCGCACCAAGACCACCGAGTACCCGCCAGCCGTCAGCCCTAGAGGCACACGCCCGCCGAGCTCCACAGCCCAGCCCACCGGTGCGTGCGTCAGGACGCCGATGAGCGACACCGCAGCGGCCACGGTGAAGACGGCCGCCCACAGGACGGACGCCGACGACCCCGCCGTGGCTATGAGCGCCGGCGGGTGCGTGTCCGCCGCGAGCATCACGACCCCACCGGCGGCACTCGCCGACAGCAGGGTCACCGTGTCGGGGGTCCGCTCGTGGCGGTGACGATGTGGCATCAGCCGAGCCCGCCGAGGACCCGCCGCAGGACACGCTCAGTGGCGGCCTCGACCTGCGCCTCAGTGAGGTCCGTCTCATCGGCCAGCGCCGACACGACCGCCGGGACGAGAGCCGTGGTCACCGACTGCGCCAGGGCCTGCTCGTCGACTCGCGCACCGGACAGCAGGGAGCGCATCGCGACGGCCCACCACGAAGAGGGGTTCGCCGCCGCGATGTCACCGATGTTCTTCCGCAGCGTCTCGGCGGTGCGGCGGTCGGACGAGTCGACCCACCACGGCGCACCCACTCGGCCAGGACCGCCGTCGCCGAGGTTCGAGCGCAGAGTCTCGGCGATCAGCGTGGGCAGCGCCTCCGCCAGCAGCCGAGGAAGGTTCTCCGCCAGAGTCACTGCCGTGATGCGCTTGAGGTCCTGCTCGCTGTACGGCATGTCGTCCTCCTGGTCGATGCCCGGGATGGGCGCGGTGATGATGTCGGGGAGCGTGATGCCGCCGCCGGAGCTGCCGGGGTTGCTGACGGTGGTCGCGCTGCTGCGCAGGTTCACGCCGCGAGCCCGGAAGAACGGCTCGGGGTCAACCGCGCTGGTGGACGTCGACCACGACACGCCAGCCTCGAAGCACTCGAGGTGCAGGTGTGGACCGGTCGCCGCACCCGTCGCGCCCATCGCACCGAGCACCTGCCCGGCCCGCAGCGACGCACCAGCACCGACCGTCGGGCCCGCGAAGTGCTGGTACCGCAGCGCCGAGCCGTCAGTGCACCGCTGCACGAGCCAGTACCCGCGGACGGTGGAGTACCCCGAGGCGAGCACGGTGCCGTCGGTCGCGGCGAGCACAGGGAAGCCGAGCGCCCCAGCGCGCTGGGGCGCGAGGTCGATGCCGCGGTGCCACGTCGAGCCGACGCCGCCAGGGGACGAGCGGGGGCCGTAGTCGGACGTGAAGCGCGCGCCTGCACCGGCGGGACGGATCCACGCCATCAGGAGGTCACCGGGCCGAGATCCGTGACCGAGAGCTCGTTGATGAACTGGCCGTCGTAGCCCACGCTCGCAGCGCCCGCCCCGCTCCACACCGACAGCGAGTGCGCGCCAGGAGCGACCGACACGACCTTGGTGAGACCATCGATCACGCGCCGGTCACCGTGGTTGCCGCCGTACGAGTAGTTCATCGTCCCGACGAATGTGCCGTCCACGCGGAACTTGATGTTGACCGCGCCCGTGTTGCCGCCGTTGTACATGAACGCCGTCCACGTCATCTTCACCAGGTGATTCGGACCCGGAGGAATGACGAAGTCGGTGACCTCGGCGTTCTTGGTGTCGACGGGCCCGACGCCTGTGGCACCGATGGTCGCCACGCGCGGCTCAGCGATCGGCGCTGCCACACGGCTGCCCTGCGTGGCGCCGTCGTACATCCACAGCGTCCGCGTGTCGACCTGGTGCACGTACAGCGGGCTGCTCGGTGTCGGAGTGTGCGCCGCAGCGACCGCCTCCCGGGATGCCGCGTTCGCCGCCGGGACGATGCCACCACGAGCAGCCGACCGCGCCGCAACCGGGGTGATCGTCACCGAGGCGTGCGACGTCTGCGTCGCGCCCGCAGACACACGAGCCTCCGCCAGGACCAGCGCACCAGCAGGCACCGAGCCGGTGGGCCGCGACGGCGACCCGCTCGAGCTGCCCGATGTGACACCGACCTGGACCTGGGAGTCAGCGTCGCCGGAGTCCACGTCACGCTGACGGACCCAGATCAGGTCCCAGCGCGACCCGGACGCAGGCGCAGCAGCCACCGCAGGCGTCGGCGTCGTCCCATCGATGGACGCGAGCACCGCCCCGTCGCTGGCCCCGCGTGTCAGGACCACGTGCCCGGCGCTGACGGTGTACGTCCACCCCGATGTGCCACTGACGGCGCACCCGGACAGGACCCCGGGAGTGACGCCCAGGTCCCCAGCGGGAGCCACGAGGCCCGCCAGTGCCAGGCGTGCGTCCTGCGGAGAGGTCCCCGCACTGGCGTCCTTTCGGACAAAAAGCCCACGACGACCGGCCATGTGCGCCTCCAAAGGGTGAAGAGAGGGCGGGCCTATACCACAAACGGGTGAGCCCAAGTAACATTCGAGCCATGCAGATCAAGGGGGCCATCATTGGATCGGCCGTAACACTCGTCGTACTCGCAGGCGGTCTGTCCGCCGCGGCACTGGCAAACGCTCAGGAATCGCCCGAGAGCGAGCCGACGCCCACCCCGACCGTGGAGGCGACGCCGACCGTGACGCCCACCCCCGAGCCGACCCCGGAGGCTGTCGTGACTCCCGAGCCCGTCATCGAGGAGCCCGCGCCCGTCGAGCCCGCACCGGTCGAGCCCGCGCCCGAGCCGGAGCCCGTCGAGCCCCCCGCGGCCGAGCCCCCCGCGCCTCGGTCCGGCGACAACGCCGTTCCCCCGCGTGACCTCGACCTCGGAGTCCCGCCGCCGCCCAACGACGGCGGCTTCCCCTCTGGCCCTACCGGCTAAAGAGGGCGACCCCTTCGATGCCTGCGAAGTTCGTCGCGTCCGCGCCGACCGGAGCAGTGGTCCGGACACTGGCCCACACCTGCACCTGAGTCGCGCCCGGCGGGATGAGGTGGGTCACGCTGTGGGGTGCCGCGACCGTCGACTGGAACCCGTTGGCGATCGTGTCCTGGCACGTCGCGCCCCATGACTCCGCCGCGCCAACGACCTTCGAGTACGTCTGCACGTACAGGTAGACCGTCGCCCCCGAAGAGTTGTAGCAACGTGCGACGGACGAGCCCGAGAATGTGAACTTGGTGAATCCGGCGGGGATCGGCAGGGTGCAAACGCCATGCGCTGCGAACGTCGTCCCGTAGCCAATCCCAGCGCTGTTCCCCGCCGCATCAACGAACTCGATGGGGTTCGAGAGCGCCTCGTTGTCGATGATCCCCGCCGGCAACGACAGAGTGCCCTCGATGCGCATGTCACCGGAGAACGTCGCGTCGCCGCTGACGTCGAGCGACCCCAGAACCTCAAGGGTCCGCTCGATCGTCATCGACTCCGGAGTGACCCGGATCCCAGCCGACCGCAGGATCGCGGACCCGACGTCGTTGAGCTCGCCGCGGATCCGCTGCAGCTGCTGAGCGAGGTCCGCGAACGCTGACGGGTCGTTCTGCCGACCCGGACCCTGCAGGCTCGTCACCCCGCCACCTCCGTCGGAACCATGCTCAGATCCACGAACGCGGACCCGACCGAGCCCTTCATCGACGCCAGACGAGTCCGGTACATCCCCGGGTCGAGCAGCACCATGTCCTCACCCACCCGGATCGACCACCAGTCACCCGGGCGGTACTGACCCACACGCTCGTCCGCATGCACACGCAGCGACCACGTCTGCCACGGCCTGTCGTTACCCTCGAGGTCCGCCGCAGCGTGACCATCGATCGTGGCCTGCTCGATCACCGACGAGTACGACCGCGCCGACTCGAGCAGCGGGTAGCCCGCAGCGATCAGGTCCGGTCGCGTCGCAGGGCGTGAGATCAGCGTGGCCTCGTCCGTGCCCGAGCCCTTGGCGAACGCACGCACAGCCGCCGACGACGCATCCTCCGTCACCGAGAAGTCCGCGACAGAGCCGCGCGGGGCCGACGTGTCGAGCGCCCAGTCGATGCCCGCCTGGTGCAATGTCGGATCAGCCGCCGTGCCCACGCGCATCACCCACTCGATGCCCATGCGATCGGCAGTCATGCGCGGATCGAACGCCACCTCGGGGCCACCCTGGACCTCGGACAGCTCACGAAGACGCTGCTCCACCGTCGCCAGGTCAGACCCCGGGTACGTGCGCTCATGCCCGCCCGCCTCATCCGGCGGCAGCACGATCGGCAGGTCACCGCCAGTGTGCGCGAGAGCCGCCTGCACCAGGCGCTTGGCGATCGTCCCCAGCGACAGACCCGACCAGGACAGCGACGACGACGCCACCGCACCAGCCGTACCCCACGCGATCTGATGCGACAGCAGCAGCCGGTGATCGAAGGCCGCCCGCAGCCCAGTCGCACGGACCTCCAAGCGGCCCGACGCCCGATCCATCGAGCGCTGCCACACCGGACCCGCCTCGATGACCCGCTCACCAGCCACGACCGCCATGAAAACCCGCGTCGGCTCAGTCGCCACACGGATGTCCGACCGCTGACCGCGACCAGGACGCCACCGCACCACACCCGCCGGAGCAGGGGACACCGTGCGCTCGAGACGCTGGAACTCGGCGGCCGTCAGCGGGATGGACGCCGAGATCGACCCCGCACCACCGGCCGAGATCGACCAGTCCGCAGCAGCCACCGGCACCGCCACCAGCCGCCGACCCGTCCGCAGCTCACCCAGGATGATGCTGTACACGCGTCACCACCAAGCGGGTCGGAAGATGACAGTGAGCGTGCCGTCAGCGAACGGACCATCAGGGATGAACGCAAACGACGCCGACTCACCCGGACCCACAGGCGACCACTCGGCGCGCGTGAGCATGCCGCTGTAGTCGACATCGCCGCCGTTGAGGACCACCAGACCCGTCGCCGAATCGATCAGCAGACGATCACCAGCAGCCACCGACTGCGCGAACGACAACCGCCGCCCCGACTCCACATGCACGATCGAGAAGGGCGGCGTGGGGCCCGTCACCTCGAACTGCGGAGAGGTCGCCGCGGTGCCGATGTTCGTCACCGTCACCCGGCCTGTGGAGCCCTGAGCGCCGAACTCGAGGTAGCCCGTGTCAGTGACGCCATCCGTGAAGAGCGGGAACTCGAGACCGCCCGCGGCGAAGGGGAAGCTGGTGCTCTCGTTGATGGTGTCGCCGTAGCGGAGAGGGTCAGCCGCTCGCCACTCGATGACGAACGGCACGACGCCCACGGCCCAGTCGAGATCCGTGGGCGTCTGGAACGCCGTGAGCCTCGCCGTCGCCGTCAGCGTCCGACCAGCCCTAGTGATCCGCAGATCCTCACCCGACCCGCCACCCGGAGCCCACGTCATCACGCTCGAGAGCTCAGCCAGCAGCGCATCCCGGTCAGGCGACACGATCTGCCCGCCCAGGGTGACGATCCGCTCATCGGACCACACGGGGGTGTCGAAGCCCCCGTGAGCGAGCGGGCGGCCGGGCGAGTCCCCGCGCGAGGCGGGCAGTTCATCCCAGCCACGCAGCGACCTGACGCCAAACGGGGAGCCACGGTCAGACGAGAGCGTGAGCCCCCGCCACTCGACAGTCGTGCACGAGAGCGTCACCGCGACCTCCCCGCCGTCTGCCGCTGCCAGGCCGCCTCGAACTCCTTGACCGCCGCCCGGGGATCCGCGACCACCATGCTCCCGATCAGCGGCGCACCATCCCGCGGCGAGCCGGGGACCTGGACCACGACAGGCGCCTGAGTGGCCGACGGGCTAGATGCGTACTGCCGCACATGCCCGCCGTCCGCGAACCCAGGCGCAGGCCGGTACGTCCCCGCGTTGACCGCAGCCATGAACGCCGAGCCGTACTTGGCGACACTCGCCGCCTTGATGACCCACTCGCCGTTCGACAGCCACGCCGGGATCGAGTCCGACGTGCCCGTGCCAGGACCATGCACGCCGCCACCACCCGGGAAGCCCCGCGTCGCACCACCAGTCGCGTACCCCAGCACACCGAAGGGGTCACCCACAGGCCCACCGGTAGCCATCGCCGCCTGCCCGTACTGCTTGATCGCCACCGACGCCGTCACCGTCTTGCCGTCGATGCTGTTCAGCGTCTGGTCGAGCACGCCGAGCCGCGACAGCGCGTCAGACAGGCCCTTGACCGCGACCTCCACGCTCACGTCCGCGGGGATCAGCCCGAGCTCATCCGCCAGGCGGTGCGCCTCGTCAGACGTCATGCCCATCTGACCCGCGACCGACAGGAACCGGTCACGCGTGGTCTGCATCTGCGCCTGCAGATCCTCCTGCGTCGACCCGTTCTCACGCATCGATGCGATGACATCCCAGCCAGCCGACGCCACGTCATCGAGAGCCGCCTGGTTCGCGCGGCCCTTCTCCGTGGTGATGTCGAGCGTCGCCCCGTTCTCCTTGAGTGCGGCGTCGGCGTCAGCCACCGACTGCTCGAACTGCCGCTCCGCGTCCCGAAGCGACAGGACCACGCCGGCAGCCTCCTGCTGAGCCTCGACGAGCTCCTTGAGTGCGTCGGTGTACTGCTCGGTGGTCTGCGTCCCAGCGCGCTGCGCGTCGGCATACCGCTCCACTGCCGAGGCGGCGCCATCAGAAGCCACGCCCGCCGCCTCATCCGCCCGAGCCTTGCGGACAGCCTCCTTCTCGGCCGCGCTCAGCCCAGCGGCCTCACGGTCGAGCAGGCCGATCAGGTCCTCCGCCTTGGCCTTCTCCGGCGCGCCAAAGGTGTCCAGGTACTCACGCCGCGCGGCCGTCACGCGCACAATCGCGTCCCGCTCGCCCAGGACGTAGCCCGTGAGGTCGTCAGTGGCGATGCCGAGCTCATTGGCGAAGTCGATCAGCGCGACCGGGTTCTCGCCGAACAGCCGCTCACCGACGGACTGCCCAAACTCCATCTTCGATAGAGCGCTGTTGATCTTTCGGACTGTCGCCTCGGTCTGGTTGCCCGCGCCGTCGAGCGTGTCAAGGTACTCGTCCGCCCTGGCTCGAGCCTCCGCCGCGTTCTTCGCCCAGTTGGCGAACGCCAGGGTCCCGACCGTGATGACCGCCGCGAGCCCACCAGCGAGCGCACCCGCCGCCTTCATCGAGATCCCGAGCCCCTGAACCGCGGCCTTCGTCTCGTGCACGCTCGTCACGAGCTTGCCCAGCCCGCCGATACCCAGCGTTGTGAGGCCGCCAGCGCCGACCAGGAGAGTCGTCGCCGACAGGATCGGCTCAGGCATCCCGCCGATGGCGTCGACCGCTGACTCGGCACCCTGCGCCATCTCCCGCAGGACCGCGTTGGCACCTGAGCCGGACTGGATGAGCGCCGTGTCGAGAGACCCGCCCAGCCGCTCGACGTCGCCCACGAGGTTGTCCGTCCGGATGCGCGCCTGCTCGGCCGCATACCCCTGCTCGTCGACCGCGTCGGTCCACTTCCGGATCCCCGGCTCGCCCTGCTCGTACAGCACGTTGGCCGCACGCACAGCATCCGACCCGAAGATCGTCGCCATGGCAGCGTTGCGCTGCTCCGGCGTCAGATCACGGAGCGCGTTCTGCAGGTTCCCGGCGAACTCGGCCAGGCCGATGAACTGACCCTGAGAGTCGTAGGCCGAGATCCCCAGCTCGTCCATCGCCCGCTGCGCTTCCTGCGACTGCGGGGTGAGGCGCTGCAGCATGCTCTTGAACGACGTGCCCGCGTCAGAGCCGACGAGGCCAGCCGACGCGAACGCCGTCAGGCCGGCGGTCGTCTCCTCGATCGACAGGCCCGTCTGGTCGGCGACGAGGCCGGCCTGCTTGAGCGCCATCCCGAGGTCGCCGACGCCGCCCTGAGCCTTGCCGGCACCCGCGGCGAGGAGGTCCGCGATGTGCGAGACCTGGTCACCCTTGAGCCCGAACTGGGTCATGGCCGTGGCCGCGATCTCCGCAGCCTCGCCCACGTCCATCGCGCCCGATGCCGCCAGGTTCAGCGCCCCACCAAGGCCGCCACCGAGGATGTCCGCCGTCGAGACGCCCGCCTTGGCCAACTCCTCGATCGCACCCGCAGCCTCGGTCGCGCTGTACTGCGTGTCAGCGCCAGCCTCAATCGCCGCCTGCCGCAGCAGGCCCATGTTCTCGGCCGTCTCCATCGTGGCCGCGCCGACCGACGACATCGCCTGGTCGAACTCCGCGAACCGCGTCACCGCGAGGACGGAGAACCCCGTCAGGACGAGCCCCGCCTTGGTGAAGCTGCTCGAGATGTGATCGATGTTCTGCTGGTTCTTCCCGACCCACTCGTCCGTGCGGTTGGCGGCATCCTGCGTCGCCTTCGCAGCTGTCTTGAGGCCATTCACCAAGCCGGTGACGTTCGCCCCGATGTTGATGACGATTGAGCGGTCGGCCACAGTTCATCCCCCCATCCGCGGATTCCGCTGGCACACTGCTCGGATGGACAGAAAGCGCGATCGATGGTTGACCGGCGCTGGGGCTGGCCTTGCGGTGTTCCTCATCGGGGGAACCCAGGCGCCCGGCGAGCTGTGGTGGGGCATCGCCCTCGTCGCGGCATCCCTCGCGGTGTGCGTCGGGATCGCCAAGCGCGTCTAGTCCTGACGGACAGTCACGCCCCACAGCAGCCCCGACATCTCCCCCTCGGGGTTCGCCTTGCGGTACGCCTCCTGCGCCTGCGAGAGGCCCGTCCGGATGTGGCAGCGCACCGGCGCGGCGACCTGGCGCTTGAACTCCGTCATGGGGTCCTGCGCGATCTCCTTGGGCCATCCACACCCGCAGGGGCACAGCACGTCACGCCGGTACTCCTCGAGCGCGAGCATCCACGCACGCTCCGTGTCATCCCACTCGACCTCGAGCGACGACGACACCATCCGGCCCTCGTCGTCGTACTCGTAGACCGTGCGCGGCTCCCAGCCAGTGAAGCGCTTGAGGCTGATGCCTAGGCGCTCGGCCGCTTCGAGGTCTGCTCGGAGCGCTGGATCACGAGCGACGCGGCCGGCGAGAAAGGGGCGCTCGTCACGCCGTTGTTCAGCGCGAGGACAGCCTGGGCGAAGTCGTTCCACTGGGCCGTCGACATCTCGTCGGCCAGCGGCTCCCAGTCACTCGCGGGGGAGAACGGCACGTCCGACCCGTCGCGGTTCTGCACCGACGTGATCGCCTGCACGATGACCTCGTCCAGCGCCGACACGTTGACGTCCAGCGCCTTGTCCGTCTCATCACCCGGGCGCGGGGGGTTCGCCGCGACGAACTCCGCCCACTTCTTGCGGGGGAGCGCCTGCAGCGTGAAGTGCACCGTGTGGTCACGCATCTGCTGCTCGATGGCCTGGACCGCCGCGGCGGCGTCACGGATCTCCGTCGACACCTCGCGCGCATCCTGGGCGGCGGCGTTGCGAGCGTCCTGCAGAGCTGCCACGGCGCGGTCGTGCTCCGCCTTCAGAGACAGGTTCACGCACAGGGGGACGACCTTGGTCGCCCGGGTCAGGGTCAGGCTCACGGGATGGCTCCTCGGCTCAGGATCGGCTCATGAGGTGGTGCACCCCTCCCCGGTGTGAGCCGACACCGGGGAGGGGTGGTGCATGGGTCAGGCAGCGGCGAGCGTGACCGTCTCGACGTCGCCCGTGATGAACGCCGACCACGTGCTGCGCAGGACGCTGTTCGCCTCCGCGGCAACCTCGGCCTTCACGCCCGCGACGAACGGGACGACCGTCACAACGTCGCCCGTGGCGAACGGCTCATCGAACGCCTTGCCGCGGCGACGGATCGCGTACCGCTGAGCACCCTCGGGCAGCGTCTCGACCAGCAGGTTGCTGGTCTCCGCGTTCGGGCTGTTCGTGTTGTCGATGCCCGTGATCGTCAGGCCGTACGTCTTGCGACCCGGCGAGCCGAACGTCTGCGTCGAGCACTCACGCTCGTCCGTGATCGTGCCCTGGTCCGTGGTCAGCGCGAAGCCGCCCGGGGTCAGGTAGCACGAGATGTCGTCTCCGCCGTTCGCCTCCGCGACCGTCGGGACCTCGCCCGCGACCGTCGTGACGATGACCGTACGGATGTTGCCGTCGGCCGGCGTGCTGGGGATCAGCGCCATGTCGGGATCACTCCTTCTCGGTGGTGCCCTCGCCGGCCGGCGTGGGCTCGCCTCGGCGCGACTTGCGCTCGAGGAAGTGCTTGGTGGGGCGGATCACGGTCGACGGCGGGTAGCGGTCGCCCTTCACGAGCTCCACACGGCCCTTGCTGATGAGCGGGGAGCCCTCCGGCTCGTCCCACTCGTGCTTCGTGACCGGGTCCTTGACACGCAGATAGACAGGGCGGCGGGTCATGTCACTCCTCCGGAAGTCGAGCAGCAGCGAACTCGAACGACATCGGCACCGACACCAGACGCTTGTTCGCCGCCTGCACCGTGACGTTCGTCGTGTACGGCTGCGACGAGCCGCGAGACAGCAGCGGACCGCACAGCCAGCCCGGGACCTCAGGACGGCGACCCTCGAGCGCGTCCGTCGCCTCACCCGCGAGCCGCAGCGCACCCGTGTCGGTCGCCGCAGAGATCAGCAGGGACACCCGCACCACGAACGCCTGCGGGGGAGACGCCTCCGACCGCTCACTGACGCCCGGGACACTCACGCGCATCGAGCGCCACGGCAGGGGCGTCTCGTCGGGGATCTCACCCAGCAGCGTCCCGGCCGGCGCGAGGGCCAGGACCGCCCGCGCCAGGACGTCGTAGGCGCTCACAGCATGCCGCCGAGCAGATCGTCGAGCGCCTTCATCATGCGCGGCTGCTCACGGTCCAGCGGGCCATCGATGTCACCCGTGCCACCACCGCCGCGAGGGGTGCCGAAGAAGAAGATGTTGCCCAGCGCGCCACCCCTGCGCCACTTGTCCGGACCGACCTCGTACTGCACTCGGCCCGGAAGGTAGAACGAGTCGTAGGTGATCGCCTCGGGGAGGCCGTCGCCAAAGTGCGTACTCGCACTCGCTTGCGCGGCGTAGTCCTCCTTGAGGTTCTGTGCGCCCTTCTTCACGACCTTGTCCACGTCGCCCAGTGCGCTCGACGCGACCTTGCCGAGATCCGCCGCGAATCCGCGCAGCGTGCCATCGTCAGCCATCAGGTCACCACCTCGTCCACGAAGCAGCGCGACGCCGTCGCGTACGACTTGTTGAACGGGGCCGTCACCCGGTACGACTTGCCCGTGAGGTTCGGGTCCGTCGCCGACGCAGTCACCGTGACGATGTCGCCAGGCCGCGGCTGCACCGTCACCGGCAGATCCACCCGGTACCGCTGCACCGTCAGGACCGCGCCACCCGCCGTCGGGTTCTGCTCGTACCCCTCGTACGTCTGGACCTTGCAGCGACCCGTGAAGACCGTCTCCATGACGGCCTCGCCCGTGACGTCGTCGACCAGCTCGCCGGGACGCTCGAGCGTGCACGTGTCGGTCATCAGCCGCTCAGCCGCAGCGCGACCGGAGCGGAGAGCAGTGGGCGCGGTCACGGCAGGGGCACCCAGACGTCCGGGTGGACCCACTCGCCAGGGTGGCGACGAGCGCCGCCGGGCGTGATCGTCCACGCGCCCGAGCGACTCGGGATCAGCAGATCCCACTCCTCATCCGTAAGGAAGATGTCCCCACGGCGGACCTGCTCGTTGTAGCGGTACGTGTAGTCGTCGATCGTCTCCGAGGTGTAGCCCTCGGGGTTCCGGATCTTCCGGATGACCGCGTTCGACTCGACCATGACGAGCGTCGCCACAGTCGGAACACCGCCCGTGACGAGCTCGGGCAGGGTAGGGATGCGCGACAGGACGATCGCCTCGGCGTCATCCAGCCACGCCTGCACCTGCGCGACCTCGTCCGGCTCAGAGATGGGGCGGCCGAGCCGCGTTGCCACGTCAGCGACGGTTGCGTACGTCACGGCCGCCCCACCTCCTAGTTGTCGTCCTCGGTGCGCTTGGCGCGCGTCTGGCGCTTCGGCGCGTCCTCGAGCCAGCCGGCCGCCGTGTAGCGGTCGGCCAGCTCGTCAGGAACGTCGACCACGCCGCCGTCGAAGGGGCTCTTGAGCGTCGCCACGATCAGGCCTGCGTCGCGCTCGTGAGCTTGACGAAGTGCGCGATGTCGCGGACCCGGAAGCCGATCTCGATCTCCGCCCGGACCGCGAACATGTTCCGCTGCCAGAGGTTGATCTGCGTCGACCCGTCGGTGAGCGTCGCCTGGTCGGCGATGCTGATCGACACGCCCTCGACCGAGCCCCACGACGCGGACGACCAGTCGCCCGCGAAGCCGAGCTGAGCAGCCGTGCCCGCGCCGGCGCCGTCGGCGTCCGCGAGGTACACGCCCGGGGAGACGTACACCGGCTGACCCAGGAGCTGGGTCACCGAGCCGCCCTCGTTCGGGCCCTGGGTGAACAGCGGTCGACCGAAGCCGTCCACCGCACCCAGGAGCAGGCCGCGACCCTGGGGCGCCATCGCCCAGCCGTTGAGCGTGCCGCCGCCGGTGGCGACGGCCTGGTCCGCGGCGACGAGGCCCTTGTACGTGTTGCCGGCGATGCCGACCGACGCCGCACCCGAGAGCTTGTCGAAGTTCGAGCCGGGGGCCGCGACGTTGCCGAAGACGGTCTGGTCGAACTTCTTGCCGAGCGCCTGCGGGAGCTTGCGGACGAGCTCCTGGTACAGGCGCGCCTTGTCCCGACGGAACTGGTTCGAGAAGGGCACGATGACCGCGAGCGTGTACGGGGTCATGAGCTTGCTGCCCAGCGTGGGCCGGCTGACCGGCTTGTTGTCCGTCTCCGCGACCCACTGGGCCTCGGGCTCACCCGTGATGATGTCCACGGTCACGCCCGGACCCGGGAGCGGGATCTGCTGCGCGAGCTGCATCGCAGCCGAGCTGTACTCGGCCGCCGACCAGATCTCGGCAGAGACGACGGGGTCCAGGCGGACCCCGGTGGTAGTGCGATTGACGTCGATCCCGGCCATCGGAATCCCCTTTCATGCCCTCGCGGGCGGTCAGATGAGGTTGCCGACCTGCTGTGCGAATCGGTCGGCGGCGGTAGCAGCACCCCGCCCGCCCGCTCCTTGCGAGGGGTCGGCCTTCGGGGTCTTGGGACCGCCTTGCGCGGCCAGGTACGGCTTCTTGGTGAGCAGGTCCGCGATCGCCTCGGCGATCTCGTCCTGGTCGACCTCGCCGTCATCGCCGACGTCGAACTGCGACAGGTCGATGAACGTGAGGGCGTCGGTGGGGTCGGACAGCTTGCCCGCAGCAGCGGCGCGGATCTCGGCGCTGAGGATGCGCCCGTTGGCCTTCGCCAGGGCGCGACCCTCGGCCTCCCGCGCGATGCGCTCGGCGTCGTCGGCGGGCGTCAGGTCGTTGACCCTGGCCTCGGCCGCGAGTCGCGCAGCCCGTTCCGTCCGGAGCTTGGCCTTCATGCGGTCCAGCGCCTGCTTGCCGGGGTCAGACAGCGCCTCCTCGCCCTCGAGGGGCGCGTCCACGTCGTCCAGCGGGGCGTCCAGCGCCTCGGGGGCGTCGTCGACAGGGGTCGTGCCGTCGGTCGCGTCGAGCGCGGCGACGATGTCCGGGGTGTCCGTGCTCATGTGCGTCTCTCCTTGCGAGAGGTCGACCGTGCCCCTTGCGGGCGCGGTGGTCAGAGGTAGCCGTTGACTCGCAGGAGTCGCAGGTAGTCGTCGCGGTCGGCAGCGACGCGCGCGATCGTTTCGGGCATGAGGCGTGCCCCTCGGCGTCCCGTAGCGGCGCGTGACGCCCGCCCGCGGCGCGTGGTGCCCTCGGTGGTCGTCAGGACGCTCCTGCCGCCCACCTGTGCCACCTGGACGCCGCGACGGGCGTTGACCACCTGCCCGATGTCGGCACCAGCCCGGATCGCCTCAGCACCCGCCTTGCCGAACGTCGCGTCCTGCTCGTCGGCAGTCAGGGAGTCGAAGTACTCGGCCGGGTTGACGGTCAGGTCACCCGCGACAGACTCGGACGCGGGGATGTGCCGGCAGTCGCAACCGGGGTGGCGCGCGAAGCCTGTGCTCTTGCGGTACCAACGGCCCGCGAGGACCACGCACCGCGAGCACGACGGCGGGTTGAGCATCCGCACGTACCCGCTCACGGGGCGCACTCCCATGCCCAGCGACTCGGCCTGACGACCCGTGTCCGACAGGAGCGTGCCGGTTGCCAGGGACAGCCACTTGCCTCCGGAACGGAGCGCCTGCGCCGTGCTGGCGCCTCCTGCTACCCGGGTCTTGGCGTGCGCCACAGCCCCGTAGAGCAGCGAGTCGACCGGGCGGCCGTCACCGGCCACGCCGACCAAGCCGCGAGCGTTCGGGCGAGCCACTGCCGTTGCGGCGCGCGACTGGCCCGTGTCCTCGAGCACGTCCCGGATGAAGTCGAGAGCGCCCGCAGCCACCCGCGACTGCGCCAGGTCCGTGACCTCGAGCAGCCGGGGCGCGATGCGCGGCCACGACACGTCGAAGTCCTGCCCCATGCGTCGCCAGGTGCGTCGCACAGCCGCTACGGCCTGCACGATCTCCCGACGCTGCTCCCGGCCGTACTCAGCCGCCGATGGCGGCAACGCCTGCCGCAGCATCCTTCTCAGCCTGCTGACGCACGTACGGGTCGGACTCCTCGAGCGCAAGCAGCTCTAGCGCCCGCTCGATCTTCGCCGGGCTCCACCCGAGCTCTTCCATCGCCATCCGGCGCGGGATGAGCGGGCGGCCGTTGACGTCAGTCGCGGCGTACATCTTGACGACCGCGTCAGCACGCGACGCGACCGTCGGCGTGCCTGCGTCGTGCCACAGCGTCTCGATGCCGACGAGATCCTTGGACCAGGCTCCGTCCTTGATCCGCATGGCGATCCGCAGCACCTCGGCGTCGGAGTTGCCGAGAGCGACCTGGTCCCGCTCGGCGATCTTCACCAGCCGCGCCTCGCGGGATCGGATCGCGTCAGCCGACGCCGCGTCATCCGCGGCGAGCCCGAAGTAGTTCGGCGGCAGGCCCGACACGCCCGACGCAAGCCGGGCGTACAGGTCCATCATCCGCTCGAAGTTCTGCATGTCCGACGCGTCGAACTGGAACGTCTTCGCGTCCTTGTTGGCGATCGCCCACACGGCCCCGAAGTACGCCTCCCACACTGGCATGGGCTTGCCGTCGCGGTCGACGAAGTCGCCCTTGGACGCACCGAGCACACCACGCTGGGGGACAGCGTGCGTCTCCTGCGCGAGCTGGGCGTTCGTGATGTCACGCGCCGCGGCGTCGGTCACCGGGATGACGTCCGCCATCGCCGACGTGCCCTGCAGCGTGCGACCCGCGGGGATCGTGGTGCGCCGGCGGCGGAACGTCGGCACGACCGGGACGACGCCCAGGCCGTGCCCGTCGTCGTCGTCGACTTCCCAGCCGCCATCGTTCTTCAGCCACAGGGTCTCGTTCGGCAGGTACAGCGTCGCCGACTTGGCCTGACCGTTCTCGACGTCGTACAGCCGCAGCGCCGACGTGATCTTGCCCGTGCGCGAGTCCCGGTCCGTGATGATCTGGCGCGGCGACTCCACCGTGATGAGCGGGCCACCTGCATCGTCCGTGCCCACACACCGGTACCGACGCCCGTAGACGAGGTAGTCGAGCCGGGACATCAGGTCAAGCTCGTTCATGCCGGCCTCGAGCCACAGCCGCTGCAGATCCTCGTCCGCCGTGTCGCTACCCGGGAGGCGGAAGCCCTTGACGTCGAGGCGGTCCGCGATCGCGTCCACGACGACCCGGGGCCAGTTCACGATGACCGTGAACCGCTCGAGCTCCGGCGGGATCGCGAGCCCGAGCTGCTCGAGCCGCTGCATCCCGTCGTAGTAGGCGTCCGCGTTCTCGAGCGGCACCTGTGCGAGCATCAGGTCACCCTTGAGTCGCTCGAACAGGGCCGACTCGTCGGAGGTCAGCGCACGCGCCACGACGACCTCCTATCGGAACACGATCACGCGGGTGTCTTGGGCATCCCAGCCCTCGGACCGCTGGTCAGCCGCGGCCTCGTGAGCGAGGACGTCGGCCATGAGGATGTCGAACTTCTGCGTCTCAGCCGGCTTGCCGAGGATGTACTTGTCGCCCGGCTTCGCGACCTTCCGCGCCGCCAAGGCGTGCACCTTCGCGACCGGGTCCGCGCTGTGCGTCGTGACGCCCTCCGCGGAGTCCTCGAGGTACCGGACGAGCGCGTCGAACATCCGACCGATCTGGTTCGTCGGCCACGTCACCACGACGTCATCCCCGTACTCGGTAGCCCAGGCGTCCGCCTGCGTCTCCCAGTGCCGGGGGTCGACGTACATGCGCGCGACCGAGTACCGGTCGAAGATCTCCGACACGGCCGCATTGACCTCGCCGCGCGGGATGCGGCCACCCCACTCCTCGGGATTCCAGAACGTCGGCCGCGAATCAGGCCCGTACGTCGGCGTGAACCGGTAGCCGTCGGCCGTCTCCACCCGCAGAGCCGTCCAGTCGCCCGAACGCGAGCCGTCGAAGCCGACCGCCACCCGCTCGCCACGGGCAACCTCACGGTGCGCCTCGGTCGCGTCCCACACCTTCTCGGGCATGTACGAACCGAGGCCCTGGACGAGCCGGTTCCCGAAGAACCGCTCCGCCTGCGTCGGGTCCGTCTCAAGGAGCTCGGCCGCCTCAGCCTCGATCGCAGCCAGGTCTACCCAGGGCGAGCCCTCGTAGACGTACTGGTGGATCTTGTGGCGGTCACGCTTGTTCTTGTACGACAGGTCAGCCGGCGGCTTGCGGTAGAACCGGAAGATGTCCGCCGACCGCGACTCGTACGTCTGCTGAGCCTGCGACGACTCCATCGGGTCCCACGGGTTCGTCGTCTCGATGGAGCGACCGCCCATGCCAGCCAAGCCGCGCCGCATCGTCTGCGAGACCTTCAGGAGCTTGTTCCGGGCCGTGTACAGCCCTGACTCGTCGAAGATCGCGAAGTTGATCGGGTTACCCAACTTGCTGTTCGCCGCCGCCGTCACCGGGTCGATCCGGCCATCCTCCGGGAGGCGGATGAAGCCCTCACGCACCTTCATGCGCTCGAGCAACGGACCGCGGCGGATCATGCCCTGCAGCGGCCGATACACGTTGTCGACCTGATCCTCCGACGTCGCCAGGAGCTGCACCAGCGACGTCGGACGACGCATCCCCATCGGCTCGCCAGGCTCGTAGACATACACGAACCCGCAGCCGCAGCCGTCGTCCTCGCAGCGGTACACCTCACCGCCACGCGCCCAACCAGCGAACAGACACGGGCCCACCGACTCGAAGCACGTGATCGCAGCCGACCACGGACCCTTGCCCGTCTTCTGCGGGCCCACAACCTGCGAACGGCGGTAGTGAAACGCCGTCGCCTGCGCCGGCCGCGTCGGGTCGAACGTCAGGCCCTTGCGCACCCGGTAGTGGTTCACCGCGCACCAGAGCTGCCACCCATCGACCACGAACGGCTGCCCGAGCGAGAAGCCGTCAGGGACGATGCAGTGAGCCTCGATCCAGTCCGCAGCGAGGAAGCCCAGCGTGGGGAAGTCGACGACCCACTCGCTAGTCGCCACCGTTGACGACCTTGAGTTTGGACCGCGACGACGCCTTGGGAGGCGCGGCGGGGCCCTGCTGCTCACGCTTCCCGGCCACCTCGTCCACGGCGACCTTCCAGCCCATTTCAGCCAGGCCGGCGGTCGTCATGCCGATCTGGTCGGCGAACCGGTGGAGCTGGGAGAGCAGAGCGGCACCAGCGTCAGGAGCCTCGCAGCGGACCACGGTCCGCGCGTACAGCGCCACGGTACGGACGCGCCACGACTCGGACGGCATCGACCAGGCGCAGGCCTGGGGGGTGCGCCAGAGATCGGCCCAGACCTCAGCCTCGCGCTCGGTCTCGTCTGGCAGGGGGAACGGCGGCACAGGGCCGTCGTAGCCCTCCGCGGGCAGAGCCGTCAGCTTGAAGCCGCGGCGGTCAGAACGGCCGGACGTCTCCGAAGGGGGAGGGCCGGAACGGTTGCGTGCGCCACCTCGAGGCATCGGTATCACTCCACGGTTGCCGCCTTGCGCGGCGTCGGGAACCCGCTGCGTTGCGCAGCAGGAAGGTCAAGCGTTGGTCAAGCGGGACGCGGGTCCGGACGGTCTGAACCCTCCGCACCAAGGAGCGCCCTCCCCGGCGGTCGTCCTGGGCGCCCCCTCGGGGTCCCCCCCTGGGGTCTCTGTCCGGTTTGCCCCGCCGAATGGTCAAGCGCAGGTCAAGACTGGGCCGCTCTTCCGCGTCGCCCGCCGTCCTGGGTGTTGTGCCGCACCGTCTGTGGCCCCAGGTAGCCGCCACGCTGGTGGTCGTGCCCGAGCTGCCACATACGCCCCGTGATCCGAGCCCCGCATCCATCGGCACACATGACGATCTCGCCGGCGTCGATGCGCCGTTGCCAGTCAGCACGCAGTGCACGGTGGTCCACCCCATACCCACGCTGGGTACTGGTCCCACGCCGCGCCTCGTACTGCCGGGCGTGCCGGGTGCAGTACCGCTCGCCGCTGGTGAGGATCGTCGGGCACGCTCTCGAGCGACCGTCGACCTCGTCCTTGCCGGGGCACCTACGCCCTGCCATGCCGACCCCCAAGGGTCTACGTGATCCCGCCCCGTGTACGGACTCGCCAGCCTCGCATCGAACGTTGGCGCTGGGCCCAGGTACTCCGGGGCGGGTGTCTGTGGTGGTCGCGAGCGGGCCGGGCGAACCGACCGAACGGGAGAAGTGGCAGCACCTCGCGCTACCGGCCCCGCTCGCAACTGGTCGTCGCACCCCGCCAGGTACGACGAAGGCCCGACCTCCGTAGAGACCGAGCCTGTCGTTGGAACTGGTCCAACCTAGTGGCATCTTGTCAAGCCGAAGCGCTCATGTCAACCAACTCTGCGTGCCACCGCGCCACCAACCGCACCGCACCCACGGCGTCACCCGTCCTGCGCCACGCCCGCTGCCACGTCGTCGGATCGATCCGGTGCGCCGAGTCCTGGTCGCACACCACATCCGGGACCACGTTCGCCCGCTCAGGGTCGGCCAGCACCGTGAGGTTCCCACGGCACGCCACCCGCTCACCAAGGTCACTCGTCCCGTGCTCCCAGCACTTCGCCCCGATGCGGATGCTCCGCCGCCCGCTGGGCCGCGCAGTCTTGAGCACGAGGGCCCGCAGCCGCTCAGCGTCGTCACAGAACGCGAGGGCCAGCATCTCGTCCTCGTGCTCGGTGAAGTGCCCGACTCGCTGGGCGATCTGCCGCAGCAGCGCCGGCGTGCTCGTCCCCTGCGGCTCCCAGTCGGTCTCTTCCATGAGCGCACGGGCGAGGAACGTGGCCCACTGATCGACCTCGGACACGACATCGACGACATCCACCCGCACAGGCAGGGGAGCGACCTTCGTGGGGCTGGCGATGCCGCTCGAGTCCTTCGCGCCACCTCCGGCAGCAACGCGCGCGGTCAGCTCGGGCCACATGTCGACAATGGCGAGGATGTCGTAGCGCGCGAGGACGGATGGGTGTCCGCGCCGAATGGCGGTGTCGATCTGGTCGAGCGTGCTCACAACATCCTCCGGTGGCGGGTCCAGTAGACGTGTGCACATTCTACAATCCCCACCCCCTGTTTCCCGGTTTACATCGAGTGTTCCTTGTGGGATATCCACATGGTGACGCCGAACGGGGTCGGGTCATTCGCCCGGCCCCGTTCGGCGCTTCACATCACTTCACTTCACACCCCATGCTCACGCACGGGTGGTGATGCTCACTGGTCCTCATCCCTGCCATGGGTCAGCACGTTGTCGATGCCGATGCGGTACAGGCCGACGGTGTGGTGTGCGGGCTGTCCTTCGGGCGTCACGTTGTCGTACTGGTTGACGTCGTCGTTCTCGTCGGTGATGGAGGTGACTAGTGCCCATCCAATGACGAGCTGTCCGGGGTGCTCTTCGGCCATGTGGGCGCGGAGTGCGGCGTCGAGCGCGTCGAGGGTGTTCATCGGTCGCCCTCCTGCTCGTACGGGTTGGGGATGGTCGACTCGCTGGCGTCGGCGTCAAGGGGCATCACCTGGGCCGCGTAGAACCCACGCGTGAACCCCTCGTCCCACGCCCGTGCCGCCGCCCTCTCCACGGCGGTCGGGTCCGGGCGCGGGCCAGCAGCGGCGAGAGCGGCGGCCATGCGCGGCCGGTTGCGCTCCATGACGTGCGGCGCGACGGCCGTGTGGTCGCCGCCGGACCAGTCGAACCACGCGACAAGTGCCCTCTCGACGGCGGCCGGGTCCAGGTCGTCAGCCACGGCGCGTCGGATCGGCTCGGCGTGCATCTCGTCGATGAACGCCTGCAGGTTCGCCGCCCACACCCCGTCGTCAGCCCGGTCCTCGACGGGCGGGGCGGGGGTGTTGGGGCGGTAGAGGAGCCTCGCGCCCCCCTCGCCCACCTCCAGCACGTCCTCCGCCGGGCACTCCGACAGGAACGGATTCGCCGGGCACCACCAGTGGTCGTCACTGTCTCCGCGCTGCCAAGCGTCGCCGATCGCGTCCAGCACCACGCTCCCCACGGGCAGCGCGTCCAGCTCCTCGACGGTCGTGATCTCGGTCATCGGTCGTTCTCCTTCGTGTCGAGGTCGAACGTCTCGACCTGGGGGCGGGGGTGCTCGTCGACCGCGTGGAACAGGACGTGGTCGCCCTGCCAGTCGGGCGTCACGGGGAACGTGTAGGCGCCGCGCAGCACCTCGTCGCTGTTCTCGAACCAGTCGCGGAGGTTGCACGCCTGGGTGTTGAGGTGGCCGGCATGGCGCGTGCCCTCGTCGTCGTACATCGGGCGGTGCGACGGGACGCCGTCGACCACGGTCTCGTCGGCCCAGCCGTCGTCGCAGCCGCAGTCGTAGACCGCATGGCAGGGGGACTCGGCCGGGGCGTGGCAGTTGAACGTGTAGATGGGCCAGCCGTCGCGGCCGAAATCGGCGGTGACGGTGTGCGTGGCGCTCATGACTTCTCCTGTCCTCGTGCTGCTGCGATGGCTGCGCGGGCAAGGTCTGCGCCGCGGGTGGAGACCTCGGCCCGCGCCGGGTCTGGTGTGGCAGGTGGTGCGGTGGCGGTGTCGGCCTCGAGGTCTTCGGCTCGGCAGGCGCCGCAGTTGTGGGCGGGGTAGGAGCCGTGGCCCGGCTCCTCGCATCGGGCGAAGTGCAGGGCCGTGGCGTCCGAGCCGGCGAGCTTGACGGCCGACCACCAGGGGCCCATCTCGTTCATGCGCTTCGGCGTGACAGTGGCGGTGTCGGTTGCGATGTAGGCCAGTGCGACGGCGACGTCCCGGTAGGCGCGTGAGGCGTGGTCGGCCATGAGCCAGGTGCACAGGGACTTGATGGGCCAGTCGGGGCGCAGTGCGTGTGCCGCCTGTGCGAGTCGTTCGATCTCGGTTCGGGAGAGCATCAGGCGTTGCCTCCAAGTCCAAGCGATCGGGTCTCGCGCGTACGGAACTGGACGATTTGGGATTGGTCTCCATCTCCAACTACGGAAGGCGAGACGACCACATCGGATCGGGTATCGGGTCGGGTCGGGTCGGGAGGATTCGGGGGCGAATCGCCCCCCCGATCGCCCCCCGATTCGGGGGCGATGTCTCCGGAGCAGAATCCGCACGACGGAACAGAGATGTTCCGGGCCACGTGCCAGCGCACGTGATTGCCCATCGCGCCGCCGTCGGAAGCTGCGTTGCGACGCGCCTTCTCGGACGCTGCGTCGGGCTGGAACTCCTCCCAGCCGTGGAATCGCCACCCGTCCTTGACCTCGCGCCACAGGCCCGACTCGACCAGGGCAGAGGCGTCCTTGGTGTTGTGTCCGAAGACCGCAATGACGTGCCTGGGGATGCGTCCATCGGTACCCATGCCGGCCGACCACGACCCCGCAGTTGCCCACAGGGCGCGGGCGCGGATCGGCGTTGCGAGCCACTTCGGGTGGCCCCAGAGGCGGTCGTCGACCTTGAACCACGTCATGCGGTCACCTCCGGGCGAGGGAGCGACCGTCCGTAGTCGTCGACCCGCGTCTCGGGCCACTCGTCCCACGCACATGTCTTGCAGAGGCGCCGGCGGTCCGGGTTCACGAGCGAGGCGACGCGCTTCGGGTTGAAGTACATGCCGCCGCCGATGACGGCCATGTGGATCGACGTCGGGTGGGTGGACTCGCGCCCGCACCCGTCGCAGCGGACGGTCGGCGGGTCCATCGAGACGATGCCGTGAGCCGCCACGCTGTTGACGAAGTGCGGCCACGGACCGCGCATGGGCGGCTGCTCGAGCTCGGCCAGGAGGTCCAGGAGGTCGGACATCACGCCTCCCCGAGCACTGGTCGGTCACCGGTCAGCAGCGCCACGAGATCCCCGAGGGTGCATGTGACGTACTGGTCGGCCGGGTTGGTGGTCCCGCGGCGCTTGTGCACCACGAGCCCGGCGAGTGCGTCGTCGTTGCCTGCCTCGATGTGGGCCTCACGCACCCACCCGGACAGGTCGACGCGCGTCACGTCCTTGACCTCGATGACGAGTCGTCGGCCCCGGTGGCGCAGGCCGGCGATGTCGCCCCTGTCCTTCGCGCCGGTCTTGACGCGACGGTCGATGCGGTCGTCGTCGAGCACGAGTGCGAGGTAGTCGGCCACGGACCGCTCGAAGCGGGACCCGGCGGCCTTGGCGGAGGCTCGGTTGCGGGTCACGACGCCTCCTTGGGCTCGCTGGGCATGTGCTCGAGCGTCATCTGGTGCACCCGTCGCCCGTCCGCGGTGGGCGCGTACTCCTTGCCGCAGCCGCAGACCTTGACGCCGCGGATGATGCGGTCAAGCTCGCGGACGGCCTGGGCGGCGCGGAACTCCCGGGCGAGCTTGTCGATGTCGGCGGCCATCAGAACGGCGGCTCGTCGTTGCGGGTGGACGTCGCAGCCCACGGGTCGTCGGCCATGGGGGCGGGTCGCCCGACGCCCATCCCAGCGCGCGTGACCTTGGCTGTGGCGCGTCGCAGTGAGGGGCCGACGTGCTCGGCGGCGACCTCCCACACGGTGCGCTTCTCGCCCTCGCGGGTCTCGTACTCCCGGGACGTCAGGTCGCCGGCGACGATGACCTCCGTGCCCTTGGTCAGGGACTCGGCGACGTGCTCGGCGGCCTCACGCCACACGGAGCACCGGTAGAAGTCGGTGCCGGCGTCCTTCCACTCGTTGGCCTGGCGGTCGAACTTGCGCCGGTTCACGGCCACGGTGAAGTTCGTGACGGCCGCACCGTTGGGGGTGAAGCGCAGCTCGGGGTCGCTGGTGAGGTTGCCGACGATGGTGATGGTGGTCATGCGTTGCTCCTGGGGGTGGTGGCGGCGACACGGCCGGCGATGAGGGCTGATGCGGTTTCGCGGGTGATGTGGAGTGCGCCCGCGATCTCGTGGTGGGTCATGCCGCGCTGGACCATGTGGACTGCGAGGGCGGCGAGGCGTCGTGTGGAGGCGTGGGCGAACGGGTCGACGGACGGGATCTCGGTGGCCGGTGCGAGTCGGCGGATCTGCGCGTCGATGCGGGAGCGGGCCTGGACGAGCTCGTCGAGGCGCTGCGTGCGGGTGTTCATGACGCCACCTGCTTGGCTCGCGCTCGACGCTCACGCCCGTACTGCGCTTCGGCGTCGAGGCACCGCTGGCAGACGACCTCTCCGCGCTTGGTGTGCTGGACGTAGCCGCTGTGGGTGCCGTGGCTGATGGGCGCGAGCCTGCGCACGGGTGTCTTGCGGGGTCGCGGCGTCCTGCCGTTCTTGGCGCGCTTCTCTCGCTGGTAGGCGGCGTTGGCGGCCCTGCATGGCTCGCATGTCGGGGTGCCCTGGCTGATGTGCCGCTTGTACCCGGCGAGGTCCCCGTGGTCGGGGCGCTCGGCGTGGCCGGCCGTCATCGTGTGACGCTCGGCGGGGGTGAGGCCGCCCCAGATGCCGTGCTGCTCGCCGCGCTCGATGGCGTCCTCGAGGCACAGGAGTCGCACGGGGCAGTCGGCGCAGATGGCCTTGGCGTACTCGACCGTCTTGCGCTCGGCCCTGGTGGGCGTGTCCTTCTTGATCTGCCACAGCTCGGGGTCGTTGCTGGCGCACGCGGCGTTCTCGACCCAGGCGGGGATGGTGGGGAGGGAGATCATGCCGCCGCCCCCAGCATCCCCAGCAGCTCGCGCTCGTCGTCCATGTCGGTCGCGTACCGGCCGACGAGTGCGGTGACGGTGGCGATCTCGCGGCGGGTGGTGGGGTGAGGGTGCAGGGAGTCGAGGAGCTCGAGGTGGAGGTTGAGGGTGGTCATGCGGCACCTCCGACGGTGAAGAGGGGGGACGACCCGTTGACGCCTCGCAGCCAGGCGAGGACGTTCGGCAGGTTCTGATCTGGTCCGAATGCGATGTAGGTGCCGTCAGCGGAGTCGCAGCCGACCGCGGAGGCGTAGCGGAGTCGGCGCTCGGAGTTGACCCGACCCATGTGGACCCACTTGCCTCGGCTCTTCGCCTCAGCGATAAGGGCTCGGGCGTGGCGCCCGAGTTTCCATGCGGTGTCGCCGCCGATGAACAGGACGTCGAAGTCGTCCCAGGGGACGGCGAGGTTCTCGAGCCCGTTCTGTGCGACGAACGCGGCGGGGTATCCGAGGCTGCGAATGCGCGCGAGCCACGGTGCCGAGCGGGCGAGCGTCGCCACGGCGTCCCCGACTACGTCCGGAGCGACCGCGAAGAGGCACCGCCCACGCTGCTCAGGGGTGAATGCCTGCAACCAGGCGAACCACGCGTCGTCGCCGGGGTACCCCTTGCCGAAGCATCCGTTGTCGGCGCACCACGCGGCACCGGGGGGGATCGGGTTGCCCTGTTTGGGTGTGGCGATCATGTTGATGAGTCCGGAGTTCATGGCGTCACGCACGCTCTGCGTGGACGGATTCCCGAAGTACCGCACGGCTCACCGCCCACCCGACCGCGAGGAAGGCGACGGTGGCCCACGCCTTGCCCACGAGTTGACCGGGGGTAGCCGGCAGGACCGCAGCGGCGCCGAAGGCGACGGTCAGGAAGACCACGGTGTCGACGACTGCGCCAACGACGTTCGATGCGATGACAGCTGCAGCCCACCGGCGGTCACCGAGCCGCGAGCGGCGGCGTAGGGGCGTGTAGACGGCGAAGTCTGCGAGCTCCGACAGGAGGAACGCTGCGGCGGAGGCGAGCGCGATGAACGGGTCCGCGAGGAGGAACGACAGCCCGGCGCCGGCGACGACCACTGCGAGCACCCCGCGGCGACCGAGCGAGTCTTGCGTCACATCTCGCAGGGCGAGCGCCGCCCCGGCCGCGAAGGTCCCCGCGGTGGCGCTGAGGCCGAACCCGACGGGGACGAACCCGAGGCGGGTTGTCAGGTAGTTCGCCACAACGGTCGTGGCGACGAAGGCGGCTGCAGCGGCTGCGCCGGCGATTGGGCGGCGCTCTGGTCGCCCTGGTCGTGCAGTGGGTACCTTCGTACGGCTCGTGCTCATGGCGCGAGTTCCTTCCTGAGTGGAGGCGGCGCCCGGCTGCGGGGACTTCTTGGCGGGAGATCCGCAGCCGGGCGTGTGGGTTAGTGGGTGGTGGTGCGCCTGCCGAGGACCGGCAGGTTGAGCGGGATGCGATCGGGGGGTCGTGCCGGCAGCTCTCCGTCGCCGCACCACTCGGGCTTGAGGCGGGGCGGGTGGGACACCTCTGCCGACGAGACGTGGACCGTGACCCCCGGGGCGAGCTCGCGCTCCGGCCTCTTCGTGACTCGCCAGGGGCTCACGTCGGCTCCTTCGTGCTGTGCGGGCAGGTGCTGACGTGCCCGCGGGTGGGGTGGAGCTGGCAGAGGGGGTCGCAGTCGACTTCCACAGGCCCAGATCCACATTGGGGATGTGGGCCTGTGGATGTGTCAGTCACGGTTCTGCCTGCGTGCGATCCGGTTGGCCCGGCGCATGGCGGCGTCCCATGAGGCGGTCCAGGTGAGGCGTCGGATGCCGAGTTCGGTGTCGTCGTAGATGACGCACCAGCCGGTGCCGCGGACGGTGGAGTGGGCGCGGGTGACGCGGGGTCTCACTGGTCGCCCTCGATCGGCAGCGTCTCGGCCGCCGCGTCGAGCTCGGCCTTGCGCGCCTTGATGCGCTCCCGAGTCGCGGCGTCTGCGGTCTGGTACGCCAGTCGCAGCGCCTCCTGGTCCGTGCAGGTGGCGATGTCGAGGGCGGGGGTGGGCGCCGACTCGGTGAGCGGCTTGACGACGTGTGCCGCCCGCTTCCCCCGGGTCGCGGTGAGCATCATCGTCAGCGGCCTGTCGATGTCCGAGAGGTGACTGATCTTGACGCCACCCACCTTGTCCGCCCCGAACCGGACCTCGGGGTCGCGGTAGAGGGTCATCCGCCGGCCGACGTAGGCGTCCGACTCCTTGCCCCAGGCGATGACCAACACCCGCCTCATCGACTTGGAGGGTCGGTACGCGCGGCCGGGGGACTCGACAAGGTGCACGTCGATGGGCTGCTCTGCTGCTCCGGCGGTGACGCGCTCGACGGTCACGGTCACGGGGCCACCGATGAGGTCATCGGCGTTGATCTGGTCCGACCGCGGGGCGATCGTCTGCGTGAGGTCCATCTGTCACACCACCATCTGGTCGTCGTAGTCGTCCTCCGCCTCGTAGATCGCCCACTGGGGCAGACCGACGGGGTGGATGACGGTTGGGTCGTAGCCGGGCCACTGCCCGGTCCTGGTGCATTCGGCGTAGATCTCGCGGGCACGGGCGGCCTTGAGTGCGCCGATGTGGAGGGCTTCCTCGTCGAGCTGGATCACGGAGACGAGGTGCGGTGCGTTCTTCTCGACGACCACGTGCAGGAACTCGGGCCGCTCGCCGGTGACTGCCTCGTGCGCCTCGCGGTACCAGTCGGTCGAGAGGTCGTACCCGAAGGACGCGACCGCCCGTCCGAAGCCGGAGGGGTTGGCGTCGGCGGCGGTCTTGAGGTCGACGATCTGCCCGGGGTTGAGCCGGTCGAACCGTGCGCGGCATCGGACGCCCGTGGCCTCGTCGGTCCAGAACGCCGACACCTCGGACTGCCCGTCGCCCGTGAACAGGGGTCCGGCGATGGGGTGGTTCGCGACGGCATCGGCCATCGCGATCGCCCGCTCGTAGTCGGCCAGGAGGATGGCGATCTGCCCGGCGTCTCGTGCCGCACGCCGCTCCTCCTGTGCCGCCTTCCCGCGCCATGAGTCAGCCTCGACGACCACGACGGGCCATCCGGTGCCGAGCACGAGGCCGTGGACGACGCTGCCGAGGTCGAAGGCGTCGGAGTGCCAGGGGTGCTCCTGCTGCCACTGGTACAGGGCGGGTGCGCGCAGGAGGGTCTTGGCTCCGGTGGACGACAGCTCGGGGCCGGAGTGGTACTCCTGCTCGGGCATGGACAGCACCAGCCCGTCGCGCTTGGTCATGACGCTCATGCCGCCCCCCTCTCGTCCCTGGCCGCGTCCTGCATCTCGTCGTGCCACCGCATCCCGCGGTCGATGTCTCGTGCGTCGGTCTGCCAGCGGGTGAGTCCGGGTGCGGGGATGTTCTGCCACTCGGGGGTGGCGGGGATGGTGGTCACGCCGGCCTCCCGTAGCAGCCGCAGTCGCGGTCCCAGCAGCCGCCCGCGTTGCATGCCTTCGAGTGCATGCAGCAGCCGCAGTCGGGGCAGCGGGAGCCGTGGCAGTCCTGCTCGTTGTGCGGGTAGAGGCTCATGCCGCACCCCCGCTCTCGACGACCGCAGCCGCCAGCGCGATCCCGGCTGCGTAGGTGGCCTCGCCGCGCGCCCGAGCCGCGTTGACGAGGGACCACAGACCCTCGGCCTGCCGCTTGCGATCCAGCTCGGCCACGCGCTCGACCAGCCCTGGCATGTCGTTCGTCCAGTGCTGCCCGGACAGCGGCTCGTAGTAGACGAGGTCGCCCGCGATCAGGTCGTCGATGATGTGGTCGGCGAGGGACTCGTCCTCGATGTCGTCGTCTGGTCGGGTGATGAGGTCGGTCACGGGGTCACCGCCTCCTTGCCGGCGTCGGTCAGTACCACCGTGGCCCGCTTCGCGCCCCAACCTGCTGAGCCAACGGCGATGAGCCCAGCACGGCGAAGCGCCTCGTAGGGCTGCGCGCGCAGCGGCGGCCAGTGGCCCTCGTGCATCCACTTCATCGGACCCGGGCCAATCGGCCACCTCCCGTAGACCTTGCCCTGGCTGACGAGGGTGAGGGCGGTGCGCTGGGCGACCGTGAGGCGGGGTGCCTTCTCGTTCACCATGAGAGTCCTCCGTGCTTCTGTCGTGTCATCCGTGCCCGCCACGTGTTGAGGAGGGTGCGGTCTGTCTGGTGGATGGGTGCGCCGCGCAGTGCGTTGACCTGTGCGTCGCGGGTGGTGTGCCGGCGCTCGTCGGCGCGGGCGATGGTGGCTGGGGAGGTGGGGTTGGTCATCGGGTCACCACCGTGATCGGGAACGCGCCGGGGGTCTCGGCGGTGACGCCGTTCCACGACATCCACCACTCGGGCGGGCCGGCGAGCGTGACCGCGTACATGTGGTCGACGCCGTCGGCGTCGCACGGGTCGTCGAGCCACCCCGCGACCTCGCGGTCGTAGTCGTCCACCGCGGCAGCGAACGTCTCGGGGTCGACGTGCCCGTGCGTGTAGACGTAGGTGCCGTCTTCGTCCTCGATGATCGGAAGGCCGCGGAAGGTGTACCCGCTGCCGGAGTCGAAGTCCTCAGCCGTCAGGGGCGGGAGCGGGGGGTTCGGGTGCTCACTCATGCCGCACTTCCCTTCATCAGTCGCCACGTGCCCAGCAGGCGGCGGGTGTCCTCGTCGATGGGTGCGCCCTTCAGCGCGTTGACCTGCGCGTCCCGTGCGGCGTCTCGTGCACGCTGGTCGGCGCGGCAGGTGATGCACTCGAACAGCGCCGGCGCGACCTCCTCGAGGCCAGCCAGGGCGACGTGCTGGCGGCACAGGTGGCAGGTGTGGCGGTACCTCATGCCGCACCTCCTGGTCGCTCACTCAGCTCGGCGATGCGGTCTGCGGCGTCGCGCAGGGTCATGAGTGCCATCCATCCGGTGTCGCTGTGGGATCCGTGCTCGATGTCCACCGCGCGCCAGGCCATGAGTGCGGTGAGTGCCTGGTCTGCCTGGTCGAGGTGGACGAGGGCGGGGATGGTGGTGGTCACGGGGTCACCTCCGACAGGGCGGCGGTGATGTCCTCGCGGAGGTGGTGTGCATGCACGAGGCCGCAGTCCTGGTCGTAGTCCATGGACGCGGAGAAGTCGGCAGCGTCCGCCAGGTCCAGCACGTCCCCGAGTGCCTTCGCGAGCGCGGGGAGGAGGGTGCGGGCGGCGGCGATCAGCGCGCCGTCGACGTCACACACCTCGGGGACCACGTACTCACCGTCCGCGTCGAAGACGTGGCCGCCGGAGTGGTCGCCGTTCTGGTTCTGCCCGCCGTAGGGCTCGTGGTGCCACGGTGCCTTGCTCGCCGCCTCCGACAGCGCGAGGGCCTGGGAGATGACGTCGCGGGCGGTCACGGGGTCACCTCCACGCGGACGCCGGCCTGCACGAGGTCCTCGAACGTGGCGCCCTCGATGCGAGCACCCGCCTCGGCGAACGCCTGGATGAGGGAGGCGACGGCGGCGCGGTCCACGGGCGGGTTGGCGCGCAGGTACTCAGCCAGGGCGAGATACCTCACGGCCAGCTCGCGGGCCTTCTCGGCGGTGAGACTGTTGGTGATGAGGCCCAGGGAGGCCGCCTCCACCTCGACCGCCTCGATGACGATGGCGTCGGCGGGGACGACCTTGACGTCGAACGCCTCGGCCACCGCGCGGAGGAGGTCAGCGACGGTCGGGTTGACCAGGCCGTCCTCACCCGCGCCGATCCGGACGAACGCGCGAGGCGGGTCGTAGCCGTGGCCGAGGAGGCCCATCACCACCTCGGAGCCGTCGTAGTGGGCGCAGGGTGCAGACGCCTCTCGGTCGCTCATCTCTCCTCCTCCGTCATCCCAGCCAGCACGAGCACGAACGTGGCCAGCAGCAGCCACGGGACGATCACGGCACCCGTCATCACGAGGTCGGGGCGTGCGATCTGCATGACCAGCAGCGCCACGGCGGCGAGTGCGGTCAGGGACATGGCGGTGGCGAGGGGGCGGGTCACAGGAGGACGCCCATCGCGCGTGCCGTGGCCTCGTCGTTCGGGTTCCACGGGTTGTCGAGCTCGGCGTCGGCCTCGGCGCGGGTCTCCTCCCAGTCCGCGAACGGGGGGCTGAGGATGTCGGCCATGAGGCGTGCTGCCTGGGCGTCGGTCAGCGGCGGGACCTCACCCATCGGACGCACACCGTCGAGCTCGTCGAGCAGGGATGTGTGGCCGGCGGGGGCATGTGTCGAGTGCGCGTACAGCCAGGCGTCGATGCGGTCACGGAAGCGGCGGAGGAGGCGGGGGATCATCGGGTCACCTCGCCCATCTCGCGCAGGGCGGCGGTGTTGAGGCCGCGGGTGTGGCGGGTGAGGGGTGCGGCGTGACGACCGCTGGCCGCGGCGTGCGTCGTGTTGAGGTGCAGGACGATCGCGGTTGCCGGCGAGTCGGGCTGCGGGGCGAGTGCACGGGCGGTGGCCTCGAGCGTCATGGTGGTGACGGTCATCGGGGCGACGCGCTGGGAACGGGGGAGGTCGCGGCGACGGGGGATCGGCCGGGCGACGGCGACGGTGGTGATCATCGGGTCACCGCCTGCACGCGCACGTTGCGTCCGGTGGTCGCGGCGACGAGGGCCGTCGCGTCGTCGAGCTCGACGGGCGGGGTCAGGGTCTCGCCGGTGTCGGAGTCGACGACGACGTGGCGCGTGTCCTCCTCGGCGAGGATGGCCGTCAGCCGGTCGCGCAGGCTCGTCGCGGCGTCCGTCGTGAGGTAGAGGTCGAGGTTCGCGACGACGAGGTGCACGGCCCCGAAGGCGTCGTCGCGCGGCGACAGGGTCATGCGGTTGATCCGGAGGTCGGCGGGGGCGATGCCGCCGATGAAGCCGTTCAGGGTGGCCATGGGATACTCCTCTGTGAGTGGTGAGCCCCGGCGTTCTGGCATGAGCGGACCGGGGCTTGCTGCTGTGCTGGGTCAGGCGGTGCGGCGGCGCTGCTGCGCTGCCTTGGAGCGGGCCGACCTCGGCTCGATCCTGTGCGGGTCCACGGCGGCGCGACGCTCGGCCTGCCATGCCCGGAAGGCGGTCTCGTCCACGAGCCACCTGCCGCCCTCGACGGGCTGGTACCCGCCGGGGATGCGGCCGGCGCGCAGGTAGTCGACGGTCGTGGCGCGCGAGAGGTGCAGCTCCTCGGCAACTGCGGAGGCGGAGAGCGTGGTCATCGGTAGACCACCTCGCCGGTCTCGCGGCAGTAGGCGACCTCGTAGCTGCGGAGCGCCGCTCCGGAAGGCCACTCCGACGGGCCCGCCGACAGCCCGGGCGAGATGACGTCGCCCGTTTCCCGGTCCAGCACGTCCCAGGTCTTCACGCTCACGACTCCTCCTCGGGGATCGGTGCCGCGAGGCGGTACACCTGCGCGGGCTTGGTGCGGTTGCGGGACTTGTGCTGCCCGTTGGGGCGGTACTGGCCGGTGGGGATGAGGCGACCCATGCGGACCTGCGCGCAGATGTAGGCGCCGGGCTGGTGCGGGTCGATGTGCCCCGGGAGCAGTGGGCGGATGTCGGCGATGTGCACGTGCCCGGCGTTCTCGCGGGCGACGGTGTTGATCGCCTGCCGGATGTGCTCGCGGTCGTTCCTGCGTCGCCAGTCGCGTGCGACGGCGTCGATCTCGTCCTGCTCACGGATGACCTCGTACAGACCCCGGAGCCACGCCCGGTTCTCCTCGATGAGGTCGGTGAGCGGGCGGACCGAGAGCACAGTGCCGACGCGGCCGTCGGGGTCGACGATCTGGTCGCCGGGCTTGGTGGCGGTCACAGCTGCTCACCCCGGGCGATGCGGGCGGCGATGTGCAGCACTCGCGCCTCGTCGTCGTCGTACTCGAGCGTCTTGGATGCGGTCTTGATCTCATCCGCCACCTGCTCGCGGACCTGGCGGGCGATGTGGGGGAGGGCGGCGGTGACTGCGGCGTGCGCGTAGGCCCGCGCCGAGAGCGGCTGCCCCTTGTCGGAAACCACCTGCCGGTTGAGCACCCCGGCAGCTGCCGCGTCCACCGCCTCGGTCAGGTCGATGTCGCTCATGCCGCCACCTTCTGCTTGTTGGTCTGCCCAGCGGTGCTTGTCTTCTCGGGCACGAAGAAGAGGTCCATGGGGACGTCGAGCGCCTCGCAGATGAGCTCGGCCGTGCGCCCCTTGTTGAGGGACTGGGTTCGGCCGGCGATCAGGTTGTCGATGGTCCCCGGGACGCACTCGGCGTAGCGGGCGAGCCGCCGGGCCGAGAAGCTCTTGGCCTCCATCCGCTTCACGAGCATGTCAACCGAAACGAGCTTGTGCCGCGTACCCACCGGCCACCTCCTGCGCATCGTGACGACCCTGCGGGGTGCCGTCGCTGTAGTACCCATCAAACCCTCCTTAGGCGTCGGCGTCAAGCGCCGCTAGGTAGAAAGGTAAGCGGTACTTAGGCACCAGCGCAAGGGGCAGTTTGCGGAAGCGGGGTAGATCCTGGGCTTGGCCATGCGGTCCAGGGCCAGTGTGGCGGGGGTCACGTTAGGCGCGAGGGTGCTCAAACACGCCAAACATCGTTAGGCAGTGCCTAACATGCGAGGGCTAGACCGCTGCCCGGATCCGCCAACACGATGAGGCCGTGATGAACGCACCCGACCTGGCGGCACTGATCGCCGACGCCAAGGGAGACCGGTCCTACGACCAGATCTCCCGGGCGGCCGGCGGCAAGCCCACAGCGGAGCGTCTGCAGCAACTCGCCACCGGGGAGATGAAGACCTTCCCCGGGCCGGCGACGATCGAAGCCCTCGCACGCGGCCTCGGTGTCACCGTGACGGATGTCGTCTCGGCCGCCTGCCGTTCGCTCGGGATCGAGGTGCACTACGGCGCTACGCCGGGTGCGCTGACCATCCCGGGAGCGGGGGCCCTGCCCGCACCAGCTCGTCGGGCGATCGAGGACGTTGCTCAGCAGATGCTTGCGCTACACCAGGCGGCCGAGCCTCGAGAGGACGTGATGGGCAATGCTGAGCACCCCGCCCCCATAGGTGCCGCCCCGATCGGCGTCGTGAGTACGAGTGTCACGCCGCCTCAGACGCGACCCGTAGCAGCCAGTCGTACGCCCGACGAAGAGCCGCCTCGGGCAGGCCGGCGCGGATCAGGCCGACGTGCCGGTCGCTGATGTAGCAGACCTCTACGTCGAGGTCGGGGACCTCCACCACGGTCACCCCTAGTGCGCTGAGCAAGAGCTGGTCTCCCACTGTCGTCCTCCCCCGGGCGTGTAGTGCGCCTCACTATGAGTCAAACGTCCGACAGTGGCCAGGGCTCCGATTCGGTCGAAACGGGCTGAGAGTGGGTCGAAGTGGTGAGTCGTTTCACCCGCTGGTGGTAAGGGCTTGCCATGAACGCCCGGAGCGCAGCCGGGGGAGCCGAGAGCGTGCTCGCCGTGGGCACGCCTAGGCCCGCATGTGCACACCGTGTCCACGGACACGCCGATACTCCGAAATCGGGGGTCAGACCCCTTTGGCTCGCGGGACCAGAAAGTGCCTCTGACCAGGTATCTACGCTGGTAGCGTGTGTCCTGTATCCACAGCGGGTCTCTCTTTCAAGTCCCGTTAGCCACCCCATAGCAGTAGGCTCCTGACCTGGGAGAACGTCCACGGGGATCGAACATTGATCCCCGTGGACACACCCCGAGG